TTATATACTTAATTAAGTATATAGGAAAAGTTGCATTAATACTTAAGGGATTCTATACTCTAAATTAAAGGAAGGAAAAAAATGAGACTATCAAATAAAGCAAAAAGAAATTTAGAAGAAGATAATCAATTCTATGTAAGGATTGGAAAGAAACTTAGACTTGCAAGACGAACTAAAATAAATGAGTTTACTGGTAAAGAAAGTTTTATTAGCCAAACTAAAGTTGCAACCGCACTTAAAACTACTTTTCAAACTATAGGTAAATATGAAAAAGGTGAAAGCCGAATACCTTTAGTTAATCTAATCAAGATAAGTAAGTTTTTAAAAAAACCATTAAGTTATTTTTTAGATGATTGGCAAGAAACAAATATTATTGCTGAACAATTTAATACTGCATTTCAAAAAGAATATGAAAGATTGCAGAAATAATGTTTGTTCCTGTATTAGAAAAAATTAAAAAAATAAATCCAACAACTAATGAGTATGATGAGTTTGAACATTACAAAACAATCATACCTAAAATGATTGCTAATGGTCATGCAGCTCATCAAACAATACCAGGTTATGATACTTGTAAACCAGAGATAGAAGCATTTAGATGGTTCGATGGTGTCAATATTCCTGTTCATGGATATATAGATTTAAAAGGAGATAAGGTAATTATTGAGGATAAATGTAAGTTTCCTAGAAAGGGTAAGATTAAAAAAGATGGCACTAGGTCTTGGTTTACCTCAAAGTTACCTGAAGACAAACCTGATCCATTTCATTTATTGCAAGTAGATTTTTATTGGTCAGTATTCAAAGTGCCTGTTTATCTTTGTTATATCAATGAAGAAAGTTTTAAAGTATTTCATGCAGGTAATTGTGAAGAACTAAAACCTGAGAACATAGAAAAAAGAATACCAAAGATTATTCAAAGATGTAAAGTAAGACAAAACTTAATGCAGTTAAGCAACGATGCAAAAGTAATCAAAAACTATATCCAACCTCAGTTCGATCATTATTTTTGGCGAAACGATTTAGATGAAAATTATTTGCAAGATGCAATAAAATTTTACGAAAGTTAAAAACACTAAAAAACCCAAAAAGTGTTTTCTTGTCGCACCAATCCTGAAACACCCTAAAATTTCAATCGTCTAGTTTTTAATAAAAATATTTTTTTTCAAAATTTTGA